TAGTGGCGAATATCATCATTTTGTTTTCAGTATGTTTTATAGTAAATTTTTAGTGAGACAAAGATGGGAAATAAATTATCAACGTACAGCACAAATGTTAAAAGATCATTGTAATTGTGATGATAAAAAAAGGGTAGGAAAAGAAAGAGTCTCTGTTTTTACAGTAAAACAATTTGATAAGAAAAAAGATGATTATACTCAAAAAGAACTTAAACCGAAGGATGTATTTTAATGAAACTAAGATGTTTTATAGAAAGTTTTATTGATGTAGGGAGTGGATTAATTTTAGCCATACTCATTCAATTATATATATTCCCATTCTTTGGATTATATCCAACCATTTGGGACAGTTTACATATCGCATTAATATTTACAGTAGTTTCTATTATTAGATCGGCTATATGGAGAAGTTTTTTTAGAAAAATATGAAAACAATAGTATTAGGACCACCAGGTACAGGTAAGACAACTACTTTATTAAATAAAGTAGATAGTTATTTAAAGGAAACCGATCCAGATAAAATTGGCTACTTTGCTTTCACACAAAAAGCTGCATACGAAGCAAGAGATAGAGCAATGAAACAATTTAATTATACAGAAGATGACCTTCCTTATTTTAGAACTTTACACTCATTAGCTTTTAGAAAACTTGGAATTAAAAAAGACCAAGTTATGCAACAAAGACATTATAAAGATCTTGGAAAAAAATTAGGGTTTCCAGTATCTTATGCAGAACATCAAGAAGATCACGGTATATTTACTTCTGATAGTGAGTATTTACAAATTATACAATTAGCACAACTTAGAAATATTACACCTGAGCAACAATACAATAAACAAGAACATACTCAAGATTTAGAATTAGATAAACTACATATTATTAATAATGAATTAAAACGATATAAAAAAGAATATAACTTAATAGATTTTAATGACATGATATTAGAATTTATTAAATCAGATAAATCTCCAAACTTTGATGTTGTATTTATTGATGAAGCACAAGACTTATCTCTTATGCAATGGGATATGACAAAAACTATTTGGAATAAAACAGAAGATACCTTTATTGCAGGAGATGATGATCAAGCAATATTCAAATGGGCTGGAGCTGATGTAGATTCTTTTATAGCTTTAAAAGATCAAATGATAAATCTTCCATTAATACAATCACATAGAATTCCCATGAAAGTTCATAAGCTTGCTATGGGTATTATAAATAGAATTAGAAATAGAATAGATAAGAATTGGCAACCTAAAACTAATGAAGGAAGTTTACACAGACATTTTGATATTGATTCAGTAGATATGTCAAAAGGTGAATGGTTGGTTTTAGCTAGAACCAAATTCATGTTAAAGGAAATAGAGGATACTTTATATCGTAAAGGCTTATATTATGAAACTAAACATAAACGTAGTTATGAGAAGGATATTCAAGAAGCAGCTACAGATTGGGAACATTTAAGACAGGGACAACTATTGTCTTATAAACAGATTGAAAAAATTTCAAAATATGTGGGACCAGATAATTGGGAAAAAGAAAAAATAAAAGGTATGACTAAGGGATCTTTTTATGGAATAGATCAACTTACAAAAGATTATGGATTAAAAACTAAAAAAGTTTGGTATGAATCATTGAATGATGCAGGAACTAGAAGAGTAGAATACTTAAGAAAGATGAGAGCCAATGGTGAACAATTAAATAAAAAACCAAGAATAGAATTATCAACTATACATGCAGCTAAAGGTGGTGAATCACAAAATGTAGTTCTTTTAACTGATCTTACTAAAACAACCTTGGAAAATTATGAAAAAAATCCTGATGATGAAAATAGATTATATTATGTAGGCGCAACTAGAACAAAAGAAAATCTGCACATTATAGAGCCTAAACAATACAATAAAGGATTTATACTATGAAAGATATATACAAAAAACAGGTAGGAGGGACTCACTATAAATCCATGGTCATTCAACCTTCTGAATTTATTAATAAAAATAATATTCCGTTCGCAGAAGGTAATGCAATTAAATATTTATGTAGACATAAACAGAAGAACCAAAAACAAGATTTGGAGAAAGCAATTCATTATTGTCAAATGGCAATTGATCGTGATTATCCAGAAGAACCAACCAAACCAAACTCATGGGGAATTGTTAAATGATACAAGTTCCTTTATTTAAACCACAGACAGAATGGCTACCGCCAGAAGAATTTCCAGATCTATCTAAATACAATGAAGTAGCAATTGACCTGGAGACTAAAGATCCTAATTTAAACACCAGAATGGGTTCTGGTTCTGTAGTTAAAAATGGAGACGTAGTGGGAGTATCTATAGCTGTATCTGGTTGGTCTGGTTATTATCCAATTGCACATGAAGGTGGTGGCAACATGGATCGTAAAAAAGTCTTGAAATGGTTTCAAAGTGTATTAAATACACCAGCAACAAAAATCTTTCACAACGCCATGTATGACGTTTGTTGGATTAGGGCCCTAGGTTTAAGTATTAACGGTAAAATAGTCGACACAATGATAGCCTCGGCTTTGGTTGATGAAAATCAAATGCGTTATGACTTAAACAACTGTAGTAAAAGATACACTGGAAAAACAAAAAATGAAACAGATTTATATGCTGCTGCAAAGGATTGGGGGGTTGACGCCAAGGCAGAAATGTATAAACTACCTGCCATTTATGTCGGCGCATATGCAGAAAAGGACGCTGAGATAACTTTAGAACTTTGGCAAGAGCTAAAAAAAGAAATAATTCACCAAGATTTAAATTCTATTTTCCAACTAGAGACAGAACTTTTTCCTTGCCTTGTTGATATGCGTTTCTTAGGAGTCCGTGTAGATATTGAATCCGCTCACAAATTAAAATCAGAATTACTAGAAGAAGAAAAAAAATGCTTACAAATAGTAAAAAAAGAAACATCAGTAGATGTTCAAATATGGGCAGCACGCAGTATTGCTCAAGTTTTTCAAAAACTTGACCTACCTTTTGACCGCACCGAAAAAACAAATTCTCCATCATTTACTAAAAACTTTTTACAGAATCACCCCCACCCACTAGTGAAACGAATAGCCCGAGCCAGAGAAATTAACAAGGCCCATACCACATTTATTGATACCATACTGAAACATTCTTACAAGGGTAGAATACATGCAGAAATTAACCAATTAAGAGGAGATAATGGAGGAACCGTAACAGGAAGATTTTCTTACTCTAATCCAAATTTACAGCAAATTCCAGCCAGGGATAAAGAAATTGGACCTAAGATAAGGTCATTATTTATACCCGAGGAGGGCCATACATGGGGTTGTTTTGACTATTCTCAGCAAGAGCCTAGGCTGGTAGTGCATTATGCAACTTTACAGAATCTCTATGGAGTGAACGAAGTATTGGACTCATATAATGAGGGTGATGCTGATTTCCATACTATCGTAGCAGATATGGCAGAGATACCTAGATCACAGGCTAAGACTATAAATCTTGGCCTGTTCTATGGTATGGGAAAAAATAAATTACAAGCAGAGTTAGGAGTATCAAAAGAAAAAGCTGAAGATCTTTTTAAACAGTACCACAATAAAGTTCCGTTTGTAAAACAATTAATGGATAATGTAATGCAACGTGCTCAAGATTCAGGTAGAATTAGAACTTTACTTGGACGATTGTGTCGGTTCCATCTATGGGAACCAAATCAATTTGGAATCCATAAGGCATTGCCTCATGAACAAGCGCTCTTGGAACACGGACCAGGGATCAAGAGAGCTTACACATATAAAGCTTTAAATAAATTGATTCAAGGATCAGCTGCTGACATGACAAAGAAAGCAATGCTAGAATTGCACAAAGAAGGAATTATTCCGCACATTCAAGTACATGATGAATTAGATATATCTGTTAAATCAAAAAAACATGCAGATAAAATAATAAATATCATGGAAGATGCTGTTTCCCTTGAAATTCCTAATAAAGTAGACTATGAATCTGGCCCCAATTGGGGTATAATAAAATAAAATAAAAGAGGAGAAAACTATGGAACATTTAAAATCACTATGGGCCCTAGCTAAAACCAATAAAAAAATATCTATTGGTGTAGTTGTGGCTATTATTATATTAATCAGCTTAATAAACTAATTTATGATGCATGGCCTATTTAAATGCAAACATTCCTGTGACTTATGCACAGATCAGGAGAGAATATCTCTATGATCTTAAAGAACATCATGGAGAAGTGGAAGACTGCATTATATTTGGCCTGGCATCGATTACAGGACGTCCTATACTCTTTCATGCTATTATGGAGAACGGTGCTGTGTTCTATCGTCTCCCTATTTCGGCCTTCATTCA